TTATATAGATACGTTGCGATTTTTCCGTTGTTGAAATTGAATTTGCTGTTGAGAAAGTTTTTCTTTTTCCTTTTTATCCATCTCATCTTCAATTTCCATACCTAATAATTCTTCAATTAAGTCTTCATGTGACACTATCGCTTCAGTACCACCAAATTCGTCCAACACAATTGCTAAATGTTTTCTAGAAATAGTCATCTTACGTAATACCCATTCAGCTTTATTGTGTTCATTCACAAATAATGGCTTAGCTGAATAGTTTGTAATTTGATCTTCTTTTTTATTACTCCAAGCCAACAGATATTTAGAATGAAACACCCCAATAATGTTATCAATATCTCCCTCGTACACTGGATATCTAGTGTATGGCTTATTCATAACCGTTTCATAAACTTCTTCGTATGTCGCATTTGAAGCAAATGCCGTCACATTAATTCTAGGTGTTGTATCAACATCTTTTACTTTTAAATTTTCAAAATTAATGACACCTTCCAACCTACTCGTCTCAATTTCATTTAAAGCACCTTCATGTCCAGCAATTGCTAACATTGTTTTAAATTCTTCTTTTGAAAATTGATGTTCTTGAGGTTGACCCTTAGATAAACTTCGATTAATACTGTCCGTCAACTTATTTAAAAGTAATGTGATAGGACGGAACACAATTACACAAATATTAATAATTGGATATACAAGCCTTGTTATTTTATCTGGAAATGTTGCAGCGACAGACTTGGGAATCACTTCGGAAATCAAAATGATAACAACTGTTAAAACAGCTGATGCAATGCCAACGCTAATCCCCCAACGTAAAGCCATAATTGTAACAAGTGTTGGTAATAAAATATTCGCAACATTATTCCCAATTAGAATCGTTGTAATAAACTCACTTGGTTTTTCAAGTAACTTTACAATGCCTTTTGCTTTTTTATCACCTTTGTCAGCTTCAGTTTTAAATTTTGTTTTATTAGCAGCCGTTAATGCCGTCTCGCTTCCTGAAAAGAAAAACGAAATAAATATCAATATAATTATGGCAATGATCACGCGTGTAGTCTCCTTATTGTCATATCTTATTTTTATTGTAGTTACTTAATTCCCGACGTTCTCGTTTAATAAACCAGTTAAAATTCATTATATATAATAGACTTAATAATGATAATTAATATGCATTTTTAATCATAGTTACTTTAATGCATTCATTAGTAAAATGATGCTATAGTTCGAGCTGATTGTTACGAATAAATTTACATAATGAAAAATTTTAACAAATTCAGTTTATGACATAGTTATAATAATTTGAAACCGTTATAATGATAACAACAAGTTTCTCATAAATTTATTCTAGTTATCTTTTAAATATCTTTAGACAAGTACTTGTATATATTCAAATATAGAAAGAAGGATTAACATGTATTTTGTTTTAGCAATATTTACAATCATTAGCGCCAGTGTAAGTTTAGGTTATTCAATTCAAGCATGTGCATCTAGCCATAATATAAATGCATATTATGCACTTAGTCGAAGCTTACCTTTATTTTTATTAGCTATTTTTTCTTTAGTCATTCATAGTGCTATATTTTTGATAACTATATCCATTGCAATGATTTTAGTTCAATTTTTAGATGCGATTGTTGGTTATAAAAGTAAAGATGTCTTTAAAACTTACGGTCCATTAGCAACATCTGTAGTGAACTTAATATTATTAATAGTTTTCTTATTTTAACTCACTTATACAAAGAATCTTAATCGAACTAATATCGAATTATTTTTAAATAATATTTGATGTAGTTTTCAATTAATTTAATAAAGACCAGAACTCTAATGCCACAATCATGTTGTATTTGTGTTGTCGCTTTATCCACCATCAATGATTATTTTTTACACCAATCAAAAAATCGGACTGATAAATAAGTACAAAGCTTATCTATCAATCCGATTTAGTTATAAAACAAAAAAAGCCACAGTACTGTGGCTTTTTGTTTTATTCAGTATCAAAATGGTATCAATAGCCATTTCCGGAAGTTAAGAATGGCTTAACAACGCGGTTTAAAGCTATCCAATACTACCTTCCATTTCGATTGAAAAAACTAATTTTTAAGGACTTATTTTTATAGAAACATTGATTTAATGCGATTTAAAATGAAGTTATTTCTCTCGAAATTTTGAGGTTATTATTTTTTGGTATCAAAAATGGTATCATTTGTAGTTATTTTAGCTTCACATATAAAAAACCACACTCCTAAATTAATAGGTGGTGTGGTTTTGTTGGTTGTAGGGGATTAAAAATAACGCATCAGTTAAGATGCGATTAAAATAAATCAGTTGCAAATGCATCAAAGATAGATTTAATCTCATTAAAAAGTCGATTGTTCGTTTCATTTAAATCACTAATGTAATTTCTGTGAACATTCTTGCTATATACAGTACTAACCTTATGACACCTAACAAATGATGGAACGTTATTCAAATTTAACAAATTACAAGTCTCATCGTTTACTTCAAAATCATATATAGAATGTCTTTTGCTTTCATCACTTATTTTCGAAATAGGCAAATAAGTGAAATCACAAGGGAATTGATTCTTTTCGCAACCTATTATTAAACCAGGCCTAGATTTAAAAGCAACTTTTGCGCTTTTCACATCATAATAAGGTAATCTTATTTTAACGATTTTACCTATATAGTCATGAGGGGATCTAGTGTGCACTAATAAATTCCTCCTCATCTAAATCTTCAAATTCATCTATATACATATCGTAACTATAATCATATAATCTTATTTTGTTTGCATCTTCTTTGATATCCTCAATTGTGAGATTTCTATACCCTCGTTCATTAGCACTTAAGCCTTTACGGCTATTAAGCCACGAAATTTCTTCGTGTGATTTCTCTCTAAGAGCCCATGTTGCATATTTACCATATTGATAAATAGCATTCTCGATTATAAATTCTTCAGTATCATTAACTTTATTTCTAGAAGTATTGTCTTCCACAAAGTAATCAAATAACCCTCTTAAGGACGGTAAAACTGGACCATGTACCCAACCTTCAAATTGTTCATCGATTATAGCGTTCCCTGTTAAAGCAATAGAAGTTTTCTGGATATAGTACATTAATTTATGCACTTTCATCTCGTCTCCCACTATGCTGTTTCCGGTAATTTCTTGATATTTTGTAATCAAGTTTTGAGCTATAACGTATGTGTTATTAGGTTGCCATTCCATACTAACCACTCCTTTCATTTTTTATAAAATAACCTTTACTTTATTCTTAAAATTTTGTAAGTCTTCCATTGTTTTTAAACGTTGAGCAAAAACATTAGATCTATTGAATTGAGCATCTTCACTTTTATTCATGGCATTCACTAATTTTTCAGCTGCTTTGTTATTAAATTTATAATCTGTAGTAAAACTTTTTGTAGCCATACTACTCACTTCCTCATTTTCATCATTTGTCTATCGGGTATACCTTGTCTACCTGTTTAAAATGTATCATGAAAGTATATTTCCGACAACAGATTTGCCGAATTTCTTTAGTATCTCTGTTTTTACTCTTAAAATGTTTTGTTCCTAATAACATAAAAAAACAACCACCCATACATTGAGTGGTGTAGCGACTGTAATATTTCTATGTTGTTGAGATATATGTATATGAGTGATGGCAAGGAAGAAGTCTCCTGCGGGACCAACAGTCAGATATATGGCCTCTGCCGGGCTATATAGTTCACTCCTACTATATACCTATGTAAGTATAACATAAAAAATTCCCGCAAAACTACGGGAACATACATCTTATACTACGGGGGAGTAGTACGGCTTTATGCTTGAGTTATATAAGCTGTAAACCACTCAGTGACATGCATAAGTGGTTTCTAATTATAATTATTATAAATTTATTTGTAATTACATGTCGTATTAATCTATCATATATCTGAAGTTTATTCAACCCTTTAAACATCATATGTATAATCGACTTTTACATAACTAATGTCTAAATATTCATTAAAAACACCCAGTGACATGCTTGAGTGAACAAGGATAAATGTATACAGCTTATGCATGTGACGTTATAATAACAAAAAACTAGCCCGAAGGCTAGTTACAATATACAATCTAAAGAGACGTCCCTTGAAAACGTCTAAAATGATTATAACATAAAAAATAGGCAAGCACCGAAGTACCTGCCTACTACTCACGATTTCAACTTGAGAGAGAAATGTTGAATAAAGTATATAGAAATAATACCACAATTATTTTTTAATGCAAATAAAAAGGCGAATGCATATAATGCACCCGCCTAGAAAAGGCTCACCACAATTTTATATTAACTGATTTCTCCCCATAAGTCACCTAATATCTGATTAGGTGGTGGTGTTCCGTCCCATGAACGAATAGGAATATAGTAGAGATTTCCTTGCCATTCGTATTCAAGCCATACGTGGTTATCTTGGAGTAACACGCTAGTATAATCACAATATCCACCCGGTTGGAACTGATAACCCACTGGACATGATAAGAATGGTCCAACTTTTCTTACTGTGATTGGTTGATTGCCGTTTGTGAATCTAGCGCTCTCTTCCATGTAGTAAGTGCCATATTTATTTCGTTTCCATGCACTCGCAACTGGTTTAACTGTATTACTTGAAGCGCTTGACTCATTAGAGACAGTGGCAACTGGTATTTTACCATCCATGTACGCCCTAATCTGTTTGATGAAGTAGTCTTTAAGTTGTAAACGTTTGTCTTCTGGTATTAGCCCGCGAGTCACTGGGTCAAAACCAGTGTGTAACACTGAACTTCTATGAGGGCATGATGTTGATGTAAATTCATTGTGCAATCTGATTGTGTTTCTGTTTGCTGGTAATCCCCATTTTTTCAACAATCTAGCGCATTCTTGAAAAGTTGCCTGTTCATTTTTTAAGAACGTAGCATTATCTGCGCCCATTGATTGACACACTTCAATACCGTAACCATATTTATTGCCTATTTGGTTCGCTGTATGCCAACCTACTTGCGATTCGTCTAAGGCTTGCCAAACTGTGTTACCTGATACGTAACTATGCGCAATACCTGCCTCTAGTCTCGATAATGGTGCGTTAACTAATCCATTACGATATGCTTCTGCTGTTGCTCCTTTGCTTCCTGCGTCGTTGTGAATAACTATAAACTTAGGGTTACTACCACGCTTAGGTAGGTCGTAACCTTTAACTACATCTTTGATGATTTTAAGTTCTACCGCTTTAGGTTGTGGCTTAGCCGTTTCCTTTTTAGATGCTTGCGTAGGAGATTGTACTGATCGTGGAGCTGTTTCGCTTTTGAAGTTAGGACGGATAAACCACATAGGGAAGTCGTAAGCGTGTTGGCGTCTTGTAACTTTTTCCCAACCAGAGCCAGGTTGTTGTACACCGTCTGTCCAGCCACCGCCGAGCCAATTCTGCTCATATACAATGATATAATCTAAAGTTGTTTCAATTACCCATGCTACGTGACCATATCCAGCACCGTAGTTGCTACCGAACACAACCATGTCGCCAGGTTGCGCTAAGAAGTCTGGTGTATTTTGGTATACAGTAGCTAGTCCGTCAAAATTGTTGGCACTTGGGATGTCTTTGGCACCTACACCTTTTAAGTTGTAGCCAAATAAGACTTGCCAACCTGCATTGGCATAGTCAAAGCATTGAAATCCATACCATCCGTCCGCATTATATTGTTTTCCCTCAGATGTTTTCAACCACTCTATAAACTCTTTTTTAGTTAGTTTTGCTTGCATTGTCGCCACCTCCATAATGATATTCGTTCACGTCAAAACCAACCTCATTAGAGGCGTCTGTAAATGGCTGTGATGTGTCATACTCTTTCGGTACTTTCGCGCTTAATTCCGGTGTTAAGCTAGTATCTTGTGAAGTTTTCCAAGTCACTTGTTGTTCTTCTTTGCTACTATCTCTAGGCGCTTGATATGTCTGTGCTATAGATGAATCTGAGACGCCTTTTGATGTTGGGTCAGTAATAACGCCAATACCTGTAAGTAACGTGAGGATAGCGCCTATAATCGCGCTAGCTTGATTTAATTGAGTTGATAAATCCAATCCGAATAAATCTGTAACTTGCTTGATAAATAACAACAATGCACCAATCAATCCCGCCAATACTGCTTTATTTTTAAATCTCAATTTCCAGTTAATATCCATCTGTTTGCTCCTTTTATCCAAAATAAAAAGCCAACCTCGAAAGGTTAGCTTTAAATTAGATTCTTAATAATCTGTCGTATATTACATTTGAAATTGCGTACCCACCTATTTTGTTAGGATGCACACCGTCGGAATACATTAATTCATTTGTTTTAGTTAAATCAAAATTACCTAAGTTTCTGTATAGGCTCACATGTCCTATTTTTAATTCTTTGGCTATGTCACACTGTTTATTACTGTAATCTTCGATTGTGTGCAATGTGCCTGTGTATTTATTGCCACTTGGTGCAATTAAGAAGATGCTAGCATTTGGTTTCGCTTGTTTAATTCTCGAAATGATTTCTTTCATATCTCTTTCATAATCTGAAATAGGAACATTGCCGACCATGTCATTTGTTCCAAGCAAAATGCCAAAAGTATTAGCTTTACAACGTTTCAACTGTTTAATGTAGTTATCCCTATCTGTACTAGCGACATGAGAAGCTCTCAAACCACCATTTCCAACTTTATGGATAACCACACCTTTATTGCCTTTATATGCGTATGAGCCTACGAATGTTACTGTTCCACTTACAATTTCGATGTTGATTGTGTGTTTGCCTAAGCTAGTTGTAATTGGCGTAACTTCTTGCGATGTTGCATCAACATTTATCCATTCATTACCGTCAATGTTGTAGCGCCATTGTCCTGTATTAAGTGTATGAACTTCGTAATAGTCAATGTCTTCAGCAAAAGCAACTTTGATGCTGTCGCCTGTTGTGCTACTTTCAATCATAGCGCTGTCTATTCCTTTAGACTGCGAAATATTACCTAATCCCTCATCGTACTGTGTCCAGTTGCCTGTTGTGCTAACAGTTACAGAACCATTTCCAACATGGTTATTAGCTAATCCGACAAACCCTATACCAGCATCGCCATACAACTTTGTCATTCTGTCTCTTAATGGTAATGTCAAACGATCTCCCGCTTTGAATTCGCCACCTTGTACCCAACTATCACCAATGATAGCTATTTCAGTCCTAGTATTTGTATTGGGGTCGAAAAGTTTACTTATTTCAGCGGTATATGTTTGTAAGTTACATTTACCGTAACTATCTGGATATTCTTTATCTTTATTAGCTTGAAAACTTGATACCTCTAAATATTTGCTAGGTATATAGCGTTTATACTCAATAAAATTCGATGGCAGACTGTCGCCTTTTACAATCATTGTTCCGTTGGTTGCGCTAGTTGTTGCAGACATTCTTATAAAAATAGCATTACTAGGAACTGTAATTGTATTTGTTGATGTTGTGCTAGTTTTGATAAAGTTTTTGTTTGTATCATAAAAAGCGTATAAGTTGTTAGTATTATTTTTAGATAGAAATGTAGCGCCTGTAATATCGATGAAATTACTTGATACGTAATTCGCATTTGTACTTAGCGCACCTGTTGTTGGATTAACATAAACGCCAGAGGTAACATCACTAGGGTTAAATAAATTTGATGAACTTTCTGAAAAACTCAACTTATCAATAGAAATCGTGTTGTTTTTAACATTTTCATTTACTACACTTTCGGATTTTAAATTGATGTCTAATTGAGGTAAGTTTAATTTGAAAGGTTCATAACCAGTATATTTATCGTTTTTTTCGATTTGATACACTTTGTAATTATATGTGTCTACGCCCTCTTTAATACTTGTTGCTTTAATGTAGTATGCGTTTGTAGGTGTGGTAAAAGTCCTAGCGCCTTTTGGATTTGTGACACGCGCTAATCCTGATATAAATATTTTGTTAATATCATAAAAAGCGATTGGGTCTGCATAATTTTGTGTGTATACCGTATTAGGAGCTACCGGCAAAAATTTACTTGTTACATAATAAGCGCTATCGCTTACTACTCCTGTTGTGTTGCTAACAATCCTACCTACTTCAATATCGGTAGTATCAAAAATATTCTTACCAGTTTTGATAAAATCCGTTTTGTTATAAGTAACGGCATTATCTTTAATAATGTTTTCGCCCGCTTCTCCCTTCAACTCATTTCGTTGTTCTTGAGTTAAATTTTCAAACCTTATAACACCCTCAGCACCTCGTTCGCCCGCTTCTCCTTTTTCCCCACATTCGCCACGCTCGCCCTTAAATTTGTCTGCATTGTCAGCAATGTATTGCTTAGCGGTTGTGTTTAACGTTTCTTTGAAGTCGTCTCCTAATAATTCGCTTGCGCTTGTACGGATAATTCTTTTTACAGTGTCCTCAACTAATGTGATAGACACCTCTTTTTGCACTGCTTCGTCTATACCACTATCGATAATGTAGAAATGGAAGTTTGCAACGTGGATTCTTTCGTGGTCATTCTCTAAAAACAACTTACAACGCACTATACCGACGTGTTTAATAACGTTTTTGGGTATCTTGTAGGTAAGGAACCCTTTTACATTATCGTCGATTAAAACAGGCTCATTTTTGAATATAGAACCATCTTCCGTGAACAGATGTAACTTAGGTGTCAAATTAGTTTCTTTGAAGTTGATTCTGCCTTTTTCATCATTGATTCCGATTCTGACATAAGCTGTGTTTTCGTCTTCTGTGTAGAAGCGACAACCGATGTCGCCGATATCAACAGTTTTGTTATTTATTCGCGTTTCAATGTCTTTTATTTTGTACATTTACACACCTCTTTATTTATATTTATCCCTTGTGAAGTAGATACCTTTTAAGCCGATTTGTTTATATAGCTTAGCGATTGTACTTGCTTGATGTTGGCACCACTCTATAGCAGTAGCGTATTGGTGTGTAGCTGGATTCTTAGGATTCCATCTGATTCTGTACAGTGTATTCTGCCCTTTGTTGATGTAATCCTTTCTTACGAAGCTAGCACCGCCCATGATTGCTTTTGCTGGAGTTGTCCAACCTTTATTCTTAGCAAATTTCATTGCATAATCAGGGGCGTTGTCGAATGCACCAATACCGAAGTAATTATATGCACCGTATCTACCACTAGCGAAGTTACTTGTTCCGTATCCACTTTCTAAGAAAGCGTGCGCGATCAAATAGATTTCGTTAATGTTGTTTTTCTTACAGGCTTCTGCAAATGCTTTGCCTTGTCCGTCTAGCGTTCCTTTCCCTTTGAGTATCTTATTAAGCGCACTAACTGAAACGCCTTGATACTTGCCTAAATTAAGCATTTGATAGCATTGTGTGTTACTTTCCCATATACGCTTAACATTCATTGCTGAGCTCGTTTGTGATCGTGTTGCATTAGCCCAGCCCCATGTATGAGATTTTTTCGGGTTACCCCTAGACATTTGTCTATCCAATGCTTGCTGGAACGTGAACGGACTTGTTTCAGTAACGATGCTTGGTTTTTCGTCTGATGCAGTGGGTCCTCTTTTGGACGCACTGTCAACTGATGTTTTATCGCTAATTCGTATCGTCGTTTTTGTCGTTACTTCTTTAATGTTTTCTCGCGTCAATATATCTCGTTTAATGTATGTCTCCAGCATTTTCTTTTTAACTTGCTCATACTTTGCGTTATCCGGTATACCTTGCTTAATCAAGTCGTAATTAATTAAATCTTTCATACTACGCCAAATATTAGGGTCTACCTTTAACGTCGTTTCAGATAAGTTTTTATCAATCCCTGACAACAACCAAACGCCACGTATTAGCGCTTGTATTTGATTCAATAAGAATTGTCGTTTGCTACCTGTTTGACCGCCACATACTTCGATAACTAACCAATTCGGATAACGTGGGTCATCAAAGTCTATTGGTCTAGCTTGCCATGTTGCCTCTCTATCTACATATAAGTGAGGTATCTCGTAGTCACTGATAAACTTATTTCTTTGTGTGTATAATTCATCTACAGAACGCATATGTGTAGATTCTTTGATGTATAAACCTTGAATATCTGAGCGTTCATCTCCCCACACAACTATATGGTCTATGAAGTGCTCTTCTTTATCTAAAACATTGCTGTAAGCAGTGTATTTTACTGTTTTAACTTCTTTAAATTGCGGTTTCTTCGCTTCGCCAGTAATTGTTGTACCATCGGCAATACTTGCTTTACTTGTATCTGTATTACTAGGTTTGCTGGTATCTTTTGAATAGGCAGGTCTAACGAAACCAGTAATACTTGCATATCCATGTCTGATTAATGCTCCAGGAGAGCCGACATAATCATTAGAATTTTTCCAATTCTGGTCTACACTATAAAAATAACTGTGATTAGATGGTCCAACTACAATTGCCGTGTGCCCATATGACCCTATACCATTACCAGGATGCCAAACGGCAATGTCTCCAGGTTCGGGTACAAAACCAGATGAATAACGGATGAACCTAAAACCACTAGGATACCTGTGATACGCCATATCTTTAGCGTGACCTCTTGTTATGAATCCCCAATACCTTTTAAAAATATAGTTAGGTAAGTCCCAACATTGCGCACCCATCCAACCATCTATATTAATTCTTTGACCTATCATTGATTTAGCCCAATCAGCAACTTCACTAGCTGTAGGCTTTCTAGTCTTTGGATTAGGTAATCCCATGTATGCACCTCGTTTCAATCAAAATAAAAAGCCAGTGCCGAAGCACTGACCTTTAAAAATTATTTGCATTTTCCAAACCAAAAGCATGACCAAAAACTATAACCTAATAAGCCTTTTAGCATAGTTAACACCTCCTTTAAATACCGAAAACAGTTCTTAAAATCGCGATGATTAATGAACCTAAAATAGTACCTATAAGTCCCATAACCCACGTTTTTAAATCTTTGATATTTTTAGCGTTCTTTTCTTTCATTTCTTTGTCTAATTCTCTTTCTCGCTTTATCTCGTCGAGCGTTCTATCTAGTTTATCACTTACTTTTTCTTGAGCTTTTTGACCATGTTCAATTTTGTCTAACTTCTCAAACATTGTTTTGTCATTATCTTCAAGTCTTTGTATACGCCAATTTTGCTCATAAAAGCGTTTGTTAAAAAGCCCAAACATTCATACACCCACTTTATTCAAATTTAAAAGCCACAAGTATTACACTTGTGACTCGTTTGCTTTTGTATCTGGATATTTATCGCCAGTAATAATTGCGTATTCTTCTTTGTCTATAACTTCCATATCAACAAACCATGCAATATCTTCTTTAGTATATATTTTACATTGATACCATATTTTAATATCTTCGAATGTTGGCGAAATTAATTTAAGCATTTTCAGCCTCTCCTTTAGCTTCTTCTATTTTTTTATTGAGTTCCACAATTTGTTTTGCCATTAATGCATTTTGTTTATTTGCTTGCATTGACAACATTGTGCTTTGAACAACTTGTTTCTGCATACTCGCAACCATTCTGCGAAGTTCCTCATCACTCAAATCTGTTGCAGTTTGTTGACTTGGTGTGTTCGAATCATCTTCTTTTTCAAAATTGTTGTTGTATTTAATTTCGCCGTTAGTGAATACAAACTTTCTAGGTTCGAACTCTTCTTTGAATTTGATAGGTACATTGTTATCATCTACATCTAAACTATTGCGTAATCCGCCAGTATTAACGTATCCGATAACCTCGTTTTTATCGTTTACTGTGATTTTCATTATTTCCACCCCATAATTTTGTTTATAGTGACTTTGTTTGCGTTAGCTCCGGAACCTGATGTTTTACCTAAATCAAAGTACACATCATTGTCAATTCTCAAGGTTGTGCCGCTCGTTTTAGTTAGTAAACATTCATAAATACCGCCACCGTTGCCATCTGTGTCAACTACATTCGCTTTACTTAACTGAATTGCATTAGGCAATGCGGTTAGTCCGAAAGTTTCTATAATGCCACCAGGATAAGTACCGCTTATTAACAATACAGAATAGTTAGTATATGGCTCTGTTAGATTGATTGTTGTACCTACACCACTTGCAGCACCGTCAAATAAAACTGAGCTTTTGTGCTCGTTTGGAACTGTCCATTGCGAATCGAGTTTGCCATTTATAATAGATCTTGTGTAAACTCTTTTAGAATTCGAGGGAGTAAAGTTAAACAACTTATTTGTTTCATCTTTAACGAACACAGATAGATACCCCTCATAACTTTCAACGCCACTTGGTAAATCCGGCACTCTTGTTGCGTAGTAATTGCCAGCACTTAAAGAGCCTAAATCGCCTTGCGCATTATTCAAGTTAACTTGTATTGATTGACCGTTTGCCTCTGTCATCTTATGTTGTTGCCAGCTCGTTGTTCCGAATTTATCATCTACATACTGTTTAGCTTGATTTAAAGCATTGTTAGAAGTTTCTTCAACAAATTTCTTCGTTAATTCTTCGTCAACTTTTTTATAGAACTGATACCATGTGCCACCGATTTTATATTTTGTGTACTCATCATTTGAATCGTCTGGATACCATGTTGCACGTGCTGTACTATCATCAACAACATAGACAACTAACAAGCCTGATTTCCCTAAAGTATTCGTAGTTGCCGAAACTTCAGAACCATCATCAACGCCATCTTCTTTAGGCGCCTCTAAAGTGCCTATATCTTTAAATGTTGGCGCATCTGTTGCGCTAGTGATATGAATAATCCTAGATGTATTAATTGCGCTTAAAACAGCCTCTATGGACTGTTCAGACGATTCAATTGCTTTACCGTAATCATCAGTAAGTTTAGACTTTTGCCAATTGACTGTTGAGTTACCTTTGACAAGGTCAGCACCATTGATTTGTTGCTCAACTTCATTGACACGCGCAAATATCGCTTGCTCCTTTTCAACTATTTTACTGAATTCAGCTGTAACAGCTTGTGTTGCACTAGTTTGCGTCGCAGTAATAGCTTGTATAGCTTCGTTTTGCTTGATTTCGATTTGTTGAATGCCTTTTGTCGCACTATCATTCACTTTTGCTATTAACGTTTGTGTATCAGCCATATTTTGCTTTAATTGGTTAAAGTCTTTACCGACAGCTTCGATAGTATCTTGAATAGATTTGATATAAACAAGCTTTGTTATGCCATCAAACCCACTAACTAAATCATTTTCAATATTGAAGCTAAATTGACGTTCAACAACAACATTATTACTCCCGTTTTGTGTAAAGAATGCCTGAGCATGCACCTTACCTGAATGTTTTAAAAATTCATTCGGTATCACATACTGCAAACGCCCATTAATTGCATCTACTATCGTTAATTCGTCTGAAATATAAGCGCCTCTATCTACGTTATAATCATCGGTTTTTAAAACGATAGACGTTTTAACATGTTCAGAACTTATAGATAACGGTCTGTTATTCTTAGTTACCGAAAAATTTAAAACACCAGTTCCTCTATCTGATTCATAGAAACTGATGTTTGTATCAATAACAGGATTATATTGTGATGTTGTTTGTAACTCGATTAAGTTATCATCTTTCGAAAAATTATCTACTACCATTATGCAACCTCCTTACCTTCAAATAAACTCCACTTACTTGTGCCACCAGATCCGAAGTTTCTAAGTAAAAACTGATGAGCAGATGCAAAGTTATTACGTCTTAACACTTGTGTTGTGTTGCCTGGTGTATTCGATTTTACTTCTAACACCCACCCTGCAATTCCTTTATAGTCTTTCGGGAAGTCGGTAAAGCGTTTTGATTCTTCAGCCGTGATATAGAAATCTAGGCCAACGATTTTCAAGTCGGATAGTTTTGTGATGCTCTTAGGTATATGTTCCCAATATCCAGCACTCTGCGGGTTAAAGTTCCATGAGCCGTTGTTTTTCTTGTTAAAGATGTCGATAACACGCTCAAATTTGAGCATATTTCTACCTGTGCTATTTCTAGTGAGTACTTGTCTTACCGCACCGTTATAATGTCCAGGTAATACATCAAAGAACCAACCTGCATCCCTAAATTCTTTAGGTAATGGAAAGTCTAGCGCATTTTGCGTATCTTGAGAGTATAAGTAATAGTTACCAACCTCAGTAACATCACTAAGATATGCTGGATTTTGCACTGGTAACGGTTTAACACGTCCACCTGAATCAGTCATCGATACTTGAGGTGTGATGTTTTTTAAGAATTGGTTTACACCTCTTTGACCAATTGAATAAATTGAGTGGTGTCTGTTATTACCTGGTCCAATAGTTACCCCGATTAAAAGCGCTTTACGCCCCGTTTCTAGATCGTAATACATGTCGAGACCCTCAGCTTCTTGGAAGTCTCCTTTAAAGTTGTTATTCACACCGCCTATATCGATACGACGTTTAAATAACAATTCTTTCGTTTTGATGTCGAAGCCTTGCAAGTAATTAGGGTTAGCTGGATTTGAGTCGCCAGTGTACCAGTATAAGACACCTGCATCATAAGCAATACCTTGCATAGGTTGCGTTAATGAAGAATACTCCATCGGTATATCCATTTGGTACAAGACTTTGTCTATACCTTTATCAATATCATCAGCACTTCTAACTTCAACAAAGTTTAATGCGTTCTTAGCTTGTTGTTCAGAAGCTTTATATTCACGTCTGAAAATCATTAAGTTTTCTACTGGATTATAAATTGCTGACGTATATCTATCGTTAAATACATTTGGCATGACGTCTTGCATTTCATTGCCGTACGTTATCTCTCCAGTTCTATATTTAAAACGTACAAACTTGTTATTATTGTTAGCGTCTAACACTGCTGAATAAATCCATAACTCATTGCCGATATATCTATAGGCGTTGTGTGTGCCGTGACCGCCATTTTTAACAAGCAATCTATCAATAAATTGTCCGTTAGGCTTCAATCTAGATAACATGTAATGATTGCCTGGACGTGCTTGTGTCATATAAATAATTTTTGTTCTAGGATCTACCCAAAATGATTGCATTACTGCATTTGTATACGGCGATAAGTCAGTGATGAATTCCGGTTCTTGCTCTTTTGGTTCAAATCGGTATTCTGTCGCTCGATATTCTTTATAGTGTTCATCTACAGCTTTCTCAACCTTTTTAGTAAAAGCATCTAGTGTTGAATAATCATGATACAAACGATCTTGTAAAGTTTTGTGACCATAACCAGTGTTATCAACACGTGCATCTGTTACTTCATTAATACCGTCGCCGTTATGACCTAGAATCATATTGCTAAAACGGCCATTTAGATATGTTAAATAATCTTCAACACTGTCATTCAAGTATTTAATTTGTTTCGCTGAGTGCGCATATATTTCTTCTTTTTGATGATATATAAACATCTTTTCAAGTTTACTCATTCCATTATCAAGTAATCGATAGTTGTACTCATGCTGAGCAACTACTTTTTCGCCAGTGATAGAATGCAAACTTGTTATTAATCCGTAAGCCATTGGTTGCCTCCTTTAGTCGTAAAAACTGTAATAATCCTTGATTAACTCGTACATAATAACCTCGTGACCTTTTTCGTTAGGGTGTAAGCCGTCCTCCATGCTCGCTTTCCTAAAAGCTGGATTGTATGGCTTAAAGTAATCTGTGTGATATGCGTCAAACACTGGCACGTCTAACTCACTACAAGCTAATATTTGAGCGTTTACATAGTCTTCAAGTGTTAGCCCTAACTTGTTTTTATCTGTATCTTTACGACGCATTTTAGTGCCGTCCATAGGACATTGTCTTGTAGCTGTCATCACTAGTATTTTTGAATCCGGATTATTCTTTCTAATAACTTCAATTGCAGAACAAAAGGCACCGTAAAACGTTTTAGTGTCCGTTTTATCAGTGCCTATCGGTACGCCTGCCCAATAATCATGTAACCAGTCATCATCTGTACCTTGTAATATGATTAGGTCGCCTCTTATTTGCTCTGCTTGCCTATAAATGCTGTTTTCTACCGCTTCTTTACCTATTGGTACTGTCGCCATTGTCGCGCCACCTCTTGCAAGGTTGGTCGTTTTAGCTTTTAACTTTTTGCCTAACATTTCTGTGAAATTAGTTTTTGCGTGCGACCCTCTAGCTACAGAATCACCAATTGTTCCAATAGATTTGATGTTTCTTATACTTGATTGACTCGTAAAGTCGTACATGATCGTACCGTTAGCAGTAGTAACTGTTTTAGTGTTAACTTTATCCACTTTAGCGTTTAATCTTTCGGTTTTCTTTAATATATCGTTGTTGATAGATAAACTTGCGTTAACTTTTGCGTTTAATGCTTTTAGTTCTTTAGATGGGTCGGATTTAGTAGACTTTACACTCTTAACGTAATTCGCAGCGTCATGAACAGCCTTGTTATAACGATTACGTCTGGTAAAATCTCCTAACACTACATCTTGTTTAGTGATATTGTTATAAGCATCTCTTTCAGTTGTTATTTCTACTATTCTTACTAAATCGTTATATCCTATGGCAGAATCCACCACTCTAACAACATCACCTATTTTAGGGTTAGCTTCTGGGAAATGTTCACGTAACGCTACAAAGTCTAAGGAAATAGAAGCAGTGACACTTTTCTTTATCACTAGCTCCATTGCTTTTTTTAAACTATCTTCTTTTTTAATACGTCCATCAACAAGCGGTGGTGCTTCTCTTTTACCTATCAATTGTGCTAATGGATGAGTGAATTCAATTTGTAGTCCCGCTTCTGCAAAAGTCTGTTGTCCATCAAAATCACCATAACCTTTAATAAAGGTATAACACTTAGACGCATCTTCTTGTATTTTGACGTTATCAGCATTCACACCAGCTTTAATGTAATAATTGGCAAACTTAGATAATTCATCATACAAATGAAACGTTTTAGTCTTTGCGTCGTATTCATATTCGAGATGATAACGCTCAAGTCCTTTTTTAAAGATTTCTAATCGTGTATCTCCTTTGCCTAATCCCTCGAATTTAGATGCATCTACTTTTGGATGTAATACATACTTATAACCCGTTCCTTTAAAGACAGTATTAAAGAACTCAACGCCTGTAAAACTCTCGTTATACTCTTGGTAAATCCTAGAGTTATTAAGGTCATCAAGTTCTTTTTGCCTAGCTTTGATATCAAGTCTTATTTTCTCGCCGATAGTTGATTTATCAAGTATTACAATTACATATTCGTTGAAATCATCTTCACCTTCAACATGAGTGATTGTCCACATTTTAGTGATAGCACCTATTGCGTCAAACGTACTCGCGTTTTCAATAATTGTTAAATTCAAAGAACTATCTTCATTTAACTTTTTACTGACTTTAGTACTAACGTTAATTGCATGCCCTACACCTTGTAAGCTTTTTAATAAAATTGGCATAGGCTACTCCTTATCTAAAATATAATTTGTGTCTAAATGTAATTTGTTTCATTACTTTATTAGACTTGAATCGATTCCAGCCTGGATATAAAACCGGTTGTTCTAAAGTTTTATTAAAAGAATCTATATTTAAATAACCTCTATAGGTATGTTTACCATCAAAAATTATTTTATCTCCGGCTTTTAAATCAACTTCCTTAATAACTGAGATATTTCCTTTATCTGTATAGAAAGTGAATCCATCCTTATCATTAGCTTTAACATCTTCAGCTAACTCTATTTCAACTATATTAAACTGATTAAACTGTGTTAAAGGAACATCACCGTTATAATAAACTTCTCCAGAGTTTGTGTTGTAAAATGTCATTTGACGCCTCTTATCACCTTCGTTTGTAGGCAATCTATCAGGTACCGACCATTTTTCAGGGTCGTTATCACTTTCAAGGTCAGTGCTATAACCGACACTTTCAAAGTATGGTAGTTCGGTTGTTTCAAATGACAAAGAAAATTCCCCTGATGTTTGTGTTGTATCAAAAGACACTTCGCTTACCAACCCCACTAAAAGTTGTCGTCCATCAACATAATCAAGTTCGAAAGCTTGTTTTCCTTTTGATGTATCTAATATATGTTCGTACTTAATTGAATTGTCTGGTGTTGCTAATTCCCTTAAATAAAAACGCCCAGCAAATAGTGCTTGGACGTCTGATTTTAAATGTGAAGCATAAGCGATCTTAGGTACTTTGTACCTTAACTTAAGCTCTACTTTTTTAAGTTCTTCTTTAGCAAAATTATGAAATCTACCATCGATACCTTCTATGACAGAATAGTTACGATGATAGCCTGCGCCTGTAACGTTATATTCAACTACTTCCAAGTGATTATAAGTGAAAGGGTTGTCACTGACGCGATACTGCGAACCATTCCTTATTACTTCTATATCGTGCGCTATCAACTAACAAACCTCCCTTATAATAAGTTGAAACTTCCGTCTATAGCGTCTATATCATCAATGCGTGATTTGATTAAATCAAGGTCTCCCTCATTTCTAATCGTTACATTCACAATAGGTCTATTATTTTCTTTTAAGCTATGTTGAACATCGCCAGTCATGTGTCTGTCTATAGAAGTACTTACAGGATCTACTATACTATCTGTCAAAGTAGAGGATAGTTCTTTATTAAAGGCACTGCCAAAGTCTGTAGCAATAACTTTAGCTTGTGATACTGCTAAACCTTTGCCTAAGCCGCTACCCCCACCGTGTCCACTTACGAATGAAGTTACAGAGTCCCATGCAGATGAAATTGCATCGCCTACTGCACTAACAACTCTGTGCGCAGCATTGGCTACACCCTCAGCTACTTTGCCGATTAATTCTGCACCAGCATTTAAGAAGTCGCCGAAGAAACTTTTAATCTTACCAAGTGCATCGCTCATACCATCGCCTACATTTGAGACAACTCTTTTAAATCCATCAGCTACTTTACTTGCGAAACTTGTAACTGTATTCCAAATATTAGAAACCCATTCGGAACCTTTCGTGATAATAAAGTTTAGTGCTTGTCCCATTTTTTCAGCTACACTCGAAGCAACACGACTGAACCAACTTGTAACAGTGTTCCAAATACTGCTAACAAAATTAGTGATTGTACTCCATATCTGTGACCAACTTGTACCAAACATAGAAAGTGTTCGATTCATTACGCCAGTTAAAAAGCCGATAATTGACTCCCAAACTGATTGCATGTATTGCCAAATCGTATCAAGCACATTGGTAACTGTAGTTTTAATAGTCTCCCAAGCACCTGAGAAGTCGCCAGTAAGCAACTGAATCAAAGCAGTGAATAAACCTACTATGATTTGGACTGCTACGGATATCACTGTTCCTATGGCTTGGAACGCGATTGTAATTAACGTCCACAAACCTTGTATGATATTCATAACGTTTGTGATGATACCTATGACTAAAACACCTAAAACTTGCATGAATATTTGACCTAACATTTGCAAAATAGGCATGATTGGCTGTAATGTTGATTGAATTTTGCCCCACAATTGAGTTAACCAATCTACTACACCTTGAATCGCACCGGAAACTGCTGTTTTAATACCGTTCCAAGATTCAGTTATTGTTTTTCTGAAATTCTCGTTTGTTTTCCATAAATAAACAAGAATGCCAATGAATGCGCCAATTACGGCAATCACTGCTAATACTGGCCAAGAAACACTTGTGAAAGCACCAGCCAATAAACCAAACGCTTTACTTACCAATCCAGTTATTCTAGTTAAATCCAGTATTCTTTTGACAACGTTCAATAAAGTCATACTAAACACATTACTTAATACACTGCTAACAGCTGCGATCGGAGCCATTAAAGCCCAAAATACGCCACCTAAAATACCCATAACACCGATAATTTGAGCGACTGCTGGGTGTGTTTCGAATAGTTTGGCGATAAATCCAGCTAAATTAGTAATGAAATCTAGTAATTTACTAGCTATAGGAGCCATTGCAGTACCAAATGCCACTAACGCTTTTACGATATTACCGATTAACTGCATAATAGTAGGACCATTCTCTTGAACATAACTTATAAAGTCTTTAAACCCTTGTGATTGACCTACTTGTTCTGACCACGCTCTGAATTGAGAGGTTAACTTAACCAACCAATCAAATATATTTGAACTGTTTTGTCCAAAAGCAATCATTAAATTGCCAATTCCAGAAAATACATTACCAAATATTTGCCCTAATTTAGGCAAGTTTGTCTTTGTGTATTCGATGAATGCTTGTATCGCATTTTGTCCAGCTACACTGTTAGCCCAGTTCTGGAATTTTTGACCTAAACTATCTAAGCCATTAGCTACCCACAAAAATAATGGTGCTAATTGAGTGAACACATTCACTAATCCATCACCAAAACGACCTGCCGCGCTTAATAAAGCGTCAAACGTCTTAACACCTGTTGTATTCATCATGTTAAAGAACTTTTGTGCTGTTTGGCTATTTTGAGCCCATTTCAACACTTTCTGAGAAGCTTGTTCCATAGATTGAGCTACGCCAGATATAAAAGGTTTTAATGCAATTAAGGCTGTTTTAATTGTGTTTAAACCATTCGCTAATGTGTTGAATATTTGTGCTTGATTTTGTTTGATGATATCTTGCCAAGTTGTTTTAACACCATTTAAAGCCGATTGATAAGCTTGTGTTTCTTTAGTTACTTGTAACGTTCCATCTTTGAGCATTTTAATAGCACTAATTGCCATAGCACCAAATGCTACTGCACCTGCACCTGCAATACTGAATGCCCCAGCTAATCCTAGAACGCCACCACCTAATACACCAACCGCATTAAGTACCGCCATTATCGCAGGTACTAAGCCAGCAATTACTGGTATTAAAGCTTGTATACTAGCGATCATTAAACCTTTAACTTGTTGTGCAAAAATAGTACCAAATGTACGTATTTTAGAAGCCAAAGCGTCCATTTTTTCGCCGTATTCGGTTAAGGATTTGTTTAGCGCTTTAGTCAGTATTTGAGCTTTTGTCATACCCCTTGTATCAAAATTAACTTTTACTGTTTTGGTGTGCAATGTAGCTAACATTGTTCTGGCGCTAGTAATTGCACGTTTTAACGGCGAATTATTACCATCAATCTTAACATTATGCTCTCGCCATTTTTGTGCCATAGCTTTAGCCCGCTGTAAAGCTCTTTGGAATCTTGAAATATCCGCTTTTACATCTGTTTCAATTTCATTTGGCACTGCTGTTTTTGCTAATCGTTGAGCTTTCCTTACGTTATTTTGAAAATCTCTAATATTAGCCATGATCTTTGCCATAAAATGAGTATCCAAAAGCTAACCTCCTTTCGATTCAAGGAATTTTCTCGTACCTTCTTTGAACATGGCACGTTTTCTTTTTTCATCTTCTAATCTAGCCTGTTGTACACGTGCATAGCTACCAGGTTCCCTTATTTCGTAACGCTGTTTCTCAATGTCACGAGCCATTCCTGTTAACTTTTTAGAAGCTTGTACTAAGCCATTAGCTTGCGCTTGTTCGATAACTAGCTGTCTTTGGTCTAAATATCTATCCTGACCACCAATGAGCCAATCACGCCATTCAGTAGGCGTTAAAGCTAACAGTTCATGCTCAGGAATGTAACCTAAGTATCTAGCTGTTAATTGTCTTACTTTTGAGTAATCGTGTAAGGTTCTGCGCCCATGATTTCCTTGTAATTCTCTTTCATCATTTCTACGCCCATTTTTGTCATCTCTTTGTCGTCGCTCTTCGACATGCTCACTGCTTTGTGCAACGTCATCCAGTACGAGCGACTCTCTCTCTTGAAAAAACCACTGTTGTTAAGTTTGTCTAAAGCACCTTGTAATAGTGGTAAAGTGTCTTCGCTCTCAGTAATGAAATCATCAATTGCTTTTTCTAACTGTTCACGAGTTGGCGGGTTTTTTAGGTAAGCTGTTGCACATTCCCAAAACTGCAAAATCGCTTTGTTACGAGATTCTAATAAGCCATTGAAAATAACATTAAATCCTGGTGTCGTTCCTTTTCTACCGTTTTCATCAGTGGTTTCTTGTGAGAACTTTTCTGCTTTTTGGTCAAATGCAAAAGATACTTTCGCTTCTACTTCGTAATTTTTTTCTCCGTCGTTAATTTTTAATGTTGTAATTGGATTAAATTCAGTCAAAATGTATACCTCTTTTCAAATTTTGTATAAAAAAATAGGGAGCGTATGCCCCCTTGATCTATTCGTTTACAGAGAATGGTCTTCCGTGTGTGAATCAGATACAACACTAGCTTTCTTTTGATTCTCGAATGTTCCGACTTTTTCGCCGAATTTTTCGTATTCAACTGTAGGCGCACCTGCAGCTTCAAACCACTCTTTCGGCAAGTTATCTTCAGCACCTTCTGCTGTATTCCATTTAATTTTTAATGTTAATTCAATTTTGTTGTCTTCATCATCAAACGACATTTCAAATGATTCAGGAACAGCATAACCAAACACACCATGATATTTACCATCAGCACGTTTATTACGCTCATAAAGCCATAAGCGTACTTGTCCGCCTGTTTGTACTGCATGCTTCATTGCTGCAATACCTTTGTCTCCTGGCACGTTGCCAATCGTCAATTTAACTTCTTCTGACATTGCGTTAGAAGAATAGTCCGTTTTACCGCCTCGTACTATTTCAGCTAAATCATTTTCAATTGTATGTCCGCCCTCTTGTAAGTCAGCTAATAATAAAGATTCTACTGGATCTAAATCAGTTTCAGCTGGACGTACAACCGCTAAATAGTTTTTTTGCGCCATTTAATACACTCCTTCGTTTTTCTTTTTATGTCTGTACTTAAATAAAAGCCGTATCGTGCCATGCTTAGTAAACCTGTCTATATCAGGGAATACTGCTTGACTATCGATACGACTAAATTGAAATTCATAATTATCTATTTCTATAGGCCTGTTAAGCACGTAGCCTATCGCGCTTAAAATGAGCTTAGCCTCGTATTGTGTAGCGAACTGTGAATACACATGTATGACAATTCCGACTGTTTCTCTCATTGTTGCGCTAGATTCGTTGTTAGTGACGTTTGATTCACCCACAACAATATATGGGTAAACAGCGTCATCTTGAACAACGTCAAAGACCCTATCATCAACTAGTTTGTTAATGTTAGGGTCTGAGATTAATCTTTTATATATTTGATTTGTAAGTTCAGGCTCAACTGATACCCACATATTTAACCACCTCTATGAAAAATACTGCTCGAATGTCTTGCGTCCTGCGTCAATTGCAGGGTTCCAAAATGGCTGTGGCGCTTGACCATATGTTGTGTACCATTCGCTGTCATCACCTTTAAAACTCCACGGAATCTTTGTAGCACGACTACCACCAGGACCAGTAGCATATATACCAGTACCGTATTCAACGTATATTGCATAATCTGCGCCGACACTTATAACACTGGATAACCCACCGTCGAAATATTTAAAGTCAATACTTTCTTCTAAAAAACCTAAGTCAACAGGAGCTAATGCTACAGCAGTGTTGTAAATCTTCGTCGTTGTTTTAGCGATACCTTTTTTAACCCACTCTTCTATTTCCTTATCGAATTTATCTAACTCAACAACCATGCTATCAGCACCGTACTTAACTTTTGCCATATGGAACCTGCTTAAGTCGTAGTAGTTTAATTTCATGTTGTCCGCCCTGATCTACAGAATCGCCTACAATACCAAAGATTCTACCCTCATACTCAAATAAATTGTTTTTAGATATTGGTAAGTCATAAGGTACGTATAGGTTTCTGTCGTATTCAAGGGACATTTGATGAAATTTTAATTGTTCAGATGTAGTAGGCGTATCCATAAATCCTTTAATTGTTTTATCGCTAACAAAGCGCTCTTGTATAATTGGATACTCTCCTACTTTTTTAATACTTCCAATAGAAATGGTATGTGGGAATTCGTCGTACGGGTTAAACACAAACAACACCTCTATCTTATTGGTTTAAACGGATGAAACTTTGCTCGTTTATACCTGTTTAATACTCCACTAATGTAATCAGGGACACCATCGTTATAAGTGTACGATACTGTCCCCATGCTTCTAGATTTTAAGTTTCTTTTAACCTCAGGACGTTGATAATACTCTAGAACGTCTGCGACATACTTTTTGATTGAGTAAGGATAAATAACTTGACCATCTTTCATGAAATCATTGTTTGTTATATCCCTAACATCTTCTAGTATTCCGTCAACTTCCATCTTAAATATTTCTTCTTCATCACTTTTAACTTCTACTCCATTTTTCTTGAGTAAAAGTTTAACATCTTCATAAAGAGTCATTTTTATCACTCGCTCTTATCAGACGTAGTACGGCGTGATTTAACCTCTTTGTAACCAACAAGACTGTAATAAGAGTCAAACGCCTTCTTTGTAACAGTAATGGTCACATCGTCTTTTTTTACCTTAATCTCTTCTGCAGGATTAGCCATCATATCTCCTCCTATTCAGTTGGTTTAAGCGTTGCGAACGCTTCTGGTTTAACGTTCATGTATGCAATATGCATCGTCGCACGTAAAGCGAACATATCACGTTCGAATAATGATACCGGTTGATCAGATGCATCAGATGCTTGTAATGTTGTTAAAGTTGCATCCTCTGAAATTGCATATTCAATACCTTGTAAGATACCATAACGTGCGTAATCCCAGTCACCCATTAAAGCTAATGACTGTTTCTTATCAAACACATCAGCACCAGTGTAAGATAAAGGTAGTCCCATAATTTCATTACCATTTGCATCAAACAATGGATGTTTATTACCATCTAAAGCATTACGCATTTTACTTCTGAACGAACGCGTAGTTAATACTCCGTTTGGATCTAATTCTTCATCTTCAATAGTAGCCATTAACGCTGAAAGGTCTACGTATAAATCTTTAGAATCATTAACCACATTACCTTTCTCTTCTGCACCTGTTACAAGTGGTTTACCACTAGTTGAAGTGTTATAAGGTGATTTAGTACCAAAGATAACAGCTTGGTCAAACGCTTTGTAAAACGCCTCTGCAATTAAAGGTTTAACCTCATTAAAGAAATCTTTTGCAGTCCATTTAAGAAACTCTTTTGATAACGGGATGATTACACCAATTTTCTTAGCTTCCATTTCTGCTTGTGCATATTCAGGCTTAGAAGTTTGAATACGTTCCGTTTCTGATACCCAGTAAGCGCCTACACCTTTAGCTAAGTAAGTAAATTTTTTCTTTTGAGCTGTCATCGGCTCGTTTTTAGCTAATTTCATAATTGCTGAATTAGCCATAATGTCTTTCATGATTAAAGTACCTTGTTCTGCTGGAATTACGCCGTTTTTAAAATCGGATAAAATAACATTGCCTGGCGTGTATGTTGGAGTTGCCATATTTTATTACCTCACTTTATTTTCTAATATTGATTTCTTTCGCCATTTCTTCAATGGACTTTACATTTGAAGAGTCTAAATCTTGATTTTGTGATTCTTTAACATCTCTTCCACTCGATTTAAATTTAGACTCAACACCTTCTTGAACATACTTGTCAAAAGTTTCTTTTAAAGCTTTTAAGTTTTGCTCAGTATCTTCATCAGAGTCGCCTAAAAATCTATCAACTAAGGAGGTTGGTAAATTTAGTTCTTGCGCTTTACCCAATGCATTACTTCTTAGTTTTTCACGTTTTGCTTCTGCATCACGTTTTTCTAACTCTTTTTCAAGAGCACTAATGCGTTTTTGTTCTTCTGATTGCTCAGGATTACGCTTCTGTACTTCTTTTTCAATTAGATTCTCTAGATTTTTTTCTTTCCACGACTCTAATCCTTTCGAATGATAACGATCTAATTCAGGTTGAATGAATCGTTTACCTTCTTCTGTATCTAAAAAGCCTTTAACGTCATCAACAGACACCGTCTTAAGTCCGTTTAGATAATCTTTTACTTCTTTATCGTCTTTATGTTCTGCAAAAAAAGACTTAACTTCTTCGATATTCATATATCAAAACTCCTTTTTGCCCTTCGCGTACCCTTACAGTCCGAAAAGTGCATAATAAAAAGCAGTTTAACGACATACTAAGGTCGATAGGTGCATTATTTCTTTTTCCGCTTGCGTTTTTCCCACTCACGATAATTCATGAATGGTATGACTTCATTTTCGCCATCATCATTACGCACTCTCATCACAGTGGGTAATTCATCTTCATCAATGTAATAGAGTAATTTACAACGACAGTTGATATTTTCTTTCGCACTGTTAACACCGATAAATAGCTTTGGTGCTTGTCCAACGCACCCACTTGATTTAAAGTTTTGGTCTATTTCCACTGATTCACCGTCTAAATGGCGATGAGTATCGCGTGTACGTGTATCTTTGGTAGCATGCCAACGTTTCTTCATCTTCAAACCGTTATCTTTAGCAACCATTGCACTATCAAGTCCAGCTTGTGACATTGCTCTGCCTGCTTCTGTACGAGCTACACGCAATGATTGAGCTTTAGACATGCCAATATCATCACGTATTGCTTTTGCTATCTTAGAGTAGCCCTCTCCACTCATAATACCTTGTGTAATGTGCATGCGTATTTTTTTTAATACTTCATCACGATGTTTTTGTAGTGTTGGCATTAAACGAATGAACTCAATAGGTTGCTCAATAGCCGATTTGATTACTTCTTTACTTGGAACATCGAACTGCATAGATGTTTGACTTGCCATTTCATATAAATAAAGGCTCATAAGGAACTTTTCGATATAAGCGTCTTCCTGTGACTTCTGAATCATCTTAGCTACTTGCCTATAGTCATCAGTCAACATTGTACCTATACGAGTTAACTCCTTATTGAGCCTGTTGTATTTATTGAATTCAGTCCATGTAACGTGCACATCATCATTTTGATATTTCTCAAACATATCTGCGATGATTTGTTTTATCTCTTTAAGTCGATTAGCAAATAGTTGTTCTATTGGTTTTTCTGCTTTAGAGATTAAACCCTCGATATACTCATCAATATCATTCTGATTGGTTATTTTGGGATTTATCATTTGCGTCACCTTCATCTATGTCAGGTAATTTGTCATTAAATTCAAGACTTTCTTTTTCCATTTCGTCTAATTCGTAATCAACATCATCAACTAGTTGTGATTGTCCCAACCTTGTTCGTTCTGAAACTTGCCCCTTAAGGTTAATTAGCACTTGTGATTCTTCTAACTTATTAACTGGAATATTTCGAGTGAACTTAAATATCAGATTTAAATAACTATCATCATTTAAGTTGTACCCTTTACGCTTTAATGCAGATAAAATAACTTTGAATTGATACCTCAACATAGCTGTCATCTTACGCTCAAACGTCATACACTTGTTCTCTAAAGCCATAAGCTTAAGTTTCATTCCAATGATAGGTACATTTCCATTAAACTCATCAGAATTAAAGTTAACTGACTTTGCAAAGCGCATGATATTCTTTTCGATTCGATCTAAATGATTCTCAATCATCGTGTCATTTACATCTTTAGTTAGGTATTTAACGTCCATATCTTTGTCGAACAACTCGAATGCGCCATTCTTTTGTGTTTCTTGAATCATTTCTTCACTCATACCCATACCGCGTAACACAAGGTATGCTAAACGTGTCTGACTAATCTCACTTGATGCATCGCTCATTGTTAAATCATATGCGTCAATTAAGTGAATAACCTTTTCAGCATCTCCTATCATCTCTTTGTTGTTAGGTACACCAAACAATGGATTGTAATCAAATAAATGTTCATATCGTCCAACTTCTTGCAAAGCGTCAATACCTTCTCCTCGAAATACATAATAATAAGTATCATCGTAAAACTCTGCGTACACATAATCAGTGCCATTATCATCATCTTTTTCATAAAAGTAGCGCAACGAGTATGTAGGTTCTAAAATATTGTCGCCAACAAAAATAACATTATAGGGATCTATATTCTTAATCCTAATATCACCATTCGTATCAATATACGCTAACCTAGCACCATATCCACAAATTGCCGCCATTTTCCCTATTTCAGAGTCCTCATCATCAACACTATTTCTAATAGCAAAGTTGGTTAGGAATTTTTTCAACTTTTCGTTTTTTTCTGCGTTTTCATCTAAATCATAAGTAACAGGAACACCATGTAAATAACCAACACGTGTATCAACAATTTCACTGTCAAAAGAGTTGTTAAGTTTGTTATTAACAGACACGTCTAATCGCCTTACATTTCCACCAGTTTCAAAATCTTCTTTTTCTTCAATTGGTCGACGTTTGAATATTGGTACATAATCAATATGTGTCTTGTACCTATTATAGAGATTAACCATTCGCTCTCTATCGTTTTTATGGGACTCTATTAGAGCCTCAATATGCTTAGGCAATATTCCTTGTGACTCAATATCATCTATTAACTTATACAATGTTATTTCCCCCTCCTTAATCGTTCAGGTTTAGTGTGTGTGTATATGGCATATCTTAACGAGTCCAATACATCATCAAATTCTTTTATAGGCTCTCCGTTTGTAGGGTGCCAAACGTATTTAAATACCTCTTGCTTAAACCTGTCCATATTATCATATAGAACAAGTAGCTTGTTTTGTTTGAACAACTTAGCAACTTCCTCTACACCCGATAGTTTACTTTTATCAGCGTTAATTGCACGTAATCTATGTCTTCTAAATTCAGTGATATATTCAGGTCGTGCAGTATCGCAGTAAAAATTAATGTTGCCATATCTACTTACAATATCTTTTGCAATATCCACCCAATCATCAATAAACTTAAATTGGTGTGCGTGCTCCTCAATAAAATAAAAGTTACCATCTATACCTCGTCCTATTAACACAATAGATCCATAATGCTCGTACCCCCAGTCGACACCAGCAAAGTATTCTTTGATAGGTATGTCGTCCAGTTCGTCTGCTTTAATCGTATTCTCATTCAAATCAAAGTCAGCATATACTACACCGTCACCAGACACCCACATACCGTTGATATTACGTTCGTAGAACATACCTGATGGTGTTGAAGCCTTAATAGACTCTTTATATCTATCATTAAGAAAGTTATTGTCATCGAGCTTAAATTGATAACTTAATATGCCAGCTTTGGGGTCTGTATTTTCGATGTAATCTTTCAACAACCAATGCTCGGGGTGGTCAGGGTTGGTATCTACCAATATTCTTGCACCAGTTCCACTACAACGTGACTTAATCTCGTCAAACACTTCTTCATGCGCTAACGACGCTTCATTGATATATGCACCAAACGATGTCATACCACGTATAGCTCCTATACCACTTACTTTACTGTGACCTGTCTGAACCACTTGAACGCCAAATAACATGAATGAATTGTATTTATCAAAATTAAACTCAATGCCATATTTGTTAGTTAACTCTATTAGCACGTTTTTTTGAATCGTACCTAATGTTGCACCAGCAAGTATATATTGAGGTGTCTCAATTCCTTCTTCGTCTGCTATCTTTCGCACACGCATTAACTCACGTAAAAATAAGTCGTTGTTTAATATTGTTTTACCTGTACGCTTAGCTCCGTGATTAATTAACATAAACCAATCTTGTTTTTGCGTTTGCTTCAATATTTCAATTTGTTTGTCCGTATATAAAGATTTAAGTTTATTCATTGACGATCACTTCCGTTATTGCGTCGTGAAGTTGTTTGATTTTATCTTCTGTTCCACTGTCACCTTTATCTATTTGTTCAATCTTCTTCTCAAGCATCTTAATTTCAGTTTCTATTTTCTTGTTAGCTAAAACTTCGTTACCTAACGTCATTCTATTCATACCATCTAAACTAGCGAGGAATGCATCAGCTGTCGCTTTCTTCACTCCCTCTATTTCAATGTCATTCTTAGCTACATTCTTTAGCCACTCATATTCTTCAAAAGCCTTTTGGCGTGTCCATTTTGATTGCTCAGCTGCTTCTTGACGCAATTCTTCATACCTATCTAAAACCGCACTATTCTTACTCAACTCAAAAGCTCGGCTATCTATATAATTATCACTTTTACCTTTAGTCGAATACCCTGCGTCAATATATGCTTTCCGTTGGCTCTTGCCCTCTATGAGTCCTAGCACAAACTTTTCTTGCTTCGGTGTTAATTTAATCAATTGTTTTCACTGTATCACACGCCTTTACGTTAATTACTCTAGTTATTTTTTTAAATATAAAAATGCCCCTACATCTTGTGCAGGAGCTACGTTCAATAAATGTGAAAGGAGGAAAATAGTTATGACTCAAAATGCAAGAATTAAACTACCCACCATATAGGCAGGTAGTAAGTGATTAATAGCGTAACATATCAATTTTTATATGTTTGTCACTTCTCAATCACATCGATGAGAACATCTAATGTGGCTATTACCCCACGTCTTAAGATAATTCTTACAATATCATAATATCTCGTTTTAGGTGTCAAAAACTGTCATTTTACTGTCAATTTTAGTATTCCCCTAATTCTTCGGCTAGTTTAGAAACTATCTTCTTCTTAATTCTATGCGCTGTACTTTCAGAAATGTGTATGTCATAACATACCGCAATCAAAGTCTTTTTGTTAAAATAATACTCTTGAATGAATTCGCGTTCTTTCCTACTTGATGTGTTGATTATACGTTCAATCGCACTCTTAAACTCAAGGATTTTACCTCTTCGTATACTACAAAGATAATTAGTTACTGCCATTTCTGTTTTCGATGTATTAGACGGTACAAACTCCCCGCCTATATTTGTATCTGTTGGAATCCACGGTGTCATTATTTCACTTCTTAAATCTTCGAGTTGCTTATGATAATTAGGATAATCACACAACTCATCTTCTAACTTTCGAACTGTTGATAATTTTAATCCATATTTCTTTTTAGTCATGAATACCCTCCATACAAATATGTTTAATCTTCAAAATGTCTCAATCTACTTCTTAATATCTCTATCTCTCGCTCTTTAACTTTCACATCGCCTTTTAACTGTTCAGCTTGCAACATCACGCCAAACAATAAGATGACTAGTAATATAATTGCTATGATTAACCACATCATCTACTCCGACACCTCCGCCCTCATCAAATCTGACTGATCACTCAACTTTGCGAAGTCACTTGGCGCCTCTACATCATCATTAGCTGTTATCATAATATATACCTGTTCCGTTACATACTTACCTAGCTCATACATCGCTAATAAGAATAATAGTCTTAGTATTTGTTTAATCATTTCCCACACTCCCTTATATTTTCAAACAACTGACCCACTTTAATAATTGCGTCCCTTTTAACTTGTGCCTCGTACTTCTCTTTCGCTTCTTCTTTACTCTCTGCCTCAACAACTGTAAACCTTTGATTGCTCTTAGCTCGAGTTATGTGTGTATGCTTACGTCCTGTTGAATCTTTGAATGTTGTGACTAAGTATTGTGTCACTTCCCCAAAACCTCCTTGACCTTATCTAATATGTCTTTACACTCCGCTACTTCCGAAGCCTTTTTCTCCACGTTCTGAAACACTCTCGAATTCCTTCACTTGCTTTAGTTCGGGCGTAAAGATAGGTACAATAACTAACTGTGCTATACGTTCTCCTTTTTCGATACGGTAACTACCTAGCTTATATAAATGACGTTCTTTTTCGAAAATTTTTTCGTTATCAATATCTCTTAAAAAGATAGTTTGCATTTTGTCATCTTCATGGTCATTCTTGATATTAATCCCTAAATTACCATGATATCCCGCATCTATCTTGCCTGTTTCAATCACTAAATGCGTTTTACTACTTACACCACTACGGCTAGTTAATAACCCGACATAGCCCTCTGGAATGCTTACAGCTACATCTGTTTTGATCACTGCCTTTTCTTGTGGCTCAAGTACGACAGTTTCAGCTGAGAATATGTCATAACCTGCATCTGTCTTATGATTTCGTTCGGGCATTCTAGCGTCTTTTGATAATAGTTTCACTTGTAGGATGTTAGTCATTTCCCTGTTCCTCCTCATATTTATAGACAACTTGACCTGCCATAATCCCTACTGCTTCATCAAGTTCAATACCTTCTTTAACTGAATGTTGAATAGCATTTGTCATTCCCTCAAGTATTTCATCAAACGCTCGCGCTCTCTTATACACGTCTTCAATTTCTTTTAATAATCCCTCTGTGTAATTACCGTTATACGCACTAGCACTTATAACTGACTGTTCGATTTGTTCGCGGTTATTCATTAGTGTCATCCTCCATAAAAATTTTATTGTTTAATTCCATTCCGAATTTAACTCTTTCATCATCTTTGCCAAATTCGTTTATTAAATCTTTTTCAACACTCTTGCAATACCTATCCCATGCGTTCGCTTTCTTCTCCAGCTCTTTGTTACGCTCTCTTAACTTACCTATATCCACGATAAGCTCATCTTGTTGCTTCTTGTACGCATCACTTTGTTTTCTCATCTTCTTCAACCTAGCGTCCATTACACCTAGTTGGAACCCTGTTTCATAGTTCATTTTATTACCTCCACTTTTTCGACTTCTATGCTTGCAGTTTCGAATGGGAGCTTTTTACGAATCAGTTTTAATACCATATTCGTGGCTTCTTCCTCATTCGTACTTTTCACGAAATAATGCTTTTTTAATTTATAATCGCATTTAGATGCAAAGAACTTGATACAAAGACTTACTTTATAGGTTTGCATCATTCTACCAACTCCCCATCTTTCCAAATTAATGTCATAGTTAGGTCGTCGTTCAAGATGTAGAATGCTTTAGAAAAATCAGCTACTAAGCTCTTAATTGACCGATTTTCCCAAATAGTTAAATCGCCATCTCTTTCCATTTCTACCAATTTATCAATCTCTGTATCCTCTGTAATTTCTTCTTCAACCTCAACCACGAAAAGAGTATCGATAGAAGTAAAACCAAATGTTATAAGTTTATTTGTGCCTTTTTGAAAACGAACAAATTCGTTAATGCAAGCAGTTGCAAAATAATTTTTGTTCTCTGATAATTCCGGATTTTCTCGCGCCCATTTAATTAATTCGTCTAATGCCATTTCTTTTTCAATTTTGATTTTCATCATTTCCAACTCCTTAAAATAAAGTTAGTTGCTTCTGTTTCTCGTATTCCAAACCATGTTGCTTTATATATGTTTCAAGCTCTTCGGCTGTATCAAACATCTTTTTCACACCTTGCCAACCTGGCACGATATGCCCGTGAAAGTAATAAGTGCCATTCACTACATGGATATGTGCCACTCGTTCGTTATCCTGATACAGATATCTCTTAGATCCGAAAAATCGGTTTAAGTATTCTTTACATGCGCTATCGATTTTAGGCATTTATACTTCCTGCCACTTCTTGAACATTTGGTTATAAGTGACATCGAACCAGTACGGATCACGCGAATGTTTTTGCGGTACATCAAATAAATGTGGCTTCTTTCTTCTTAGCTCAGCCTCTTTGCGTCGTTGTCTAGCCATTTCACGCTCTCGCTCCAAAGCTTTTGTTATTTGTATTTCTCTATAGTCGTTTAGCTTCATGCCGAAAGGTGCATCAATTGCTTCTGACATCTCCCAACCCTTCGCTACTCTGTTTCTAACTATTTCGGGCGTGAGTCCTTTCTTTTTCATCTGCTCATTTTCATATTCAGTGTATTTAGAAGGGGGTTTTTCTTGTGGTGGCGCAATAAGCGCATCGCCCGTTAACCCTTTTGCTATTCTGTAATTAAGTAGTCCTTTGCTTAGGTTGTACTTTTTAACTATTTCGCTAACAGTCATCATTTTGCCGTCAACCTTTACTTTCTTAGGCTTTACTACATTTTGTATTAAATCTTTCCCCCTCGCCCCTCTGTCGTACCTAGTAATCAATGTCGATACTTTGATATCGTACTTATCCGATACATCAATAAGCGTCATCAATTTACCGTCTATTCTCACTTTAGTCCTTATGCCTGCCATTTATTCCACCTCTACATTTACGTTTCTAATTTTTAAATTGTCATACTCTAGTATTTCGTCAGGATTGTTATATAAGTAATCTGCCAGCGTTTCTTTTTCTTTATCCACATCATCAAAATGCTGATATTCAACTTCTGTAGGTATCCTTATATCAATCGTTGCGTTTATATATGCTTGTTGTTGCATTAGATCACTTCATTTCTCTTTTGCGTTCTCGTCTTGCTTTAATTAATTCCTCGTACGTAATCCATGTTTTACCTGTATACTTAGGTGCTTTACATATCCAATTTAGCTTTATGTTTCTGTATTTATGTCTGAAAATTTTAGCTTTAAGTTTTGCTACTTCGGTTGGCATACCTTTAATGTCGACAACTTCAATCAGTTTGCCATCGAGATATAACGCGAAGTCTGCAATGTATTCAATCTTTCGTTGTTTATCTAATTTTGGTAATAATTCAAATTTCGGTTGTATTTCGATACGATCATAGTTAGTGCCATTCATATTACTTTCTAAATATTGGTAATATTCGCACTCTACTTTGCTATCAAATACAATTCCTTTATACTCAACTTTCTTAGCGTTGTATTTACTCATCGTCCACCTCTAAATATCAAATATCGTTGCTTGTAAACCTAGCTCTTGCTCATATAGAAGCCCGTGAGCGCCTTTGAATCGTTTTAGGTCACTATCAGTCATAATTTTCTTTTCGTCGCTGAAATGGGCTCCTGTGAGCGAATAAACTTCATTTACGTTGTCTTTATACTTGATGACCTTAATATCTTCTGTGCCATCTTCTCGGTATAAGTAATATTTTTCTTTCGGCATTTTTAACACTCCTTAATGTGCGTTTTCTTCCAGTTGATTTCATTCATGATCTTCTCTTCAACTTTGTCATAATCATCAAAAGGAGATAACTCGTTATTGTCTAACAATCTGTTAACTGCCCAACCAGTTTCTATATAGACATTTGCTACAATCGGGTCATTTTGCTTTGTCTCTTCATACATTGATTTCAATAAGCTTTTGAATTGCATGATATTCATGTGAAAAACCTCTGAGTCTTCTTGTAATACTCAAATTCAATTATTCCGGTTTCACCGTCTTTGTTTTTGGCTATGTTACATTCAACAATAGATTTGCCAGTGATACTGTCATCTTCGTCACGGTTATAATAATCATCACGGTAAAGTAGCATTGCTAAACTCGCATCTGCTTCTATTCCGCCTGATTCTTTCATGTCTGATAGCATTGGACGTTTATCCTGTCTAGACTCGACACCACGATTCAGTTGTGAAAGTAGTACGATGATTGCGCCTGTCTCATTAGCAATTATCTTTAAGTCGCGTGATATCTTTTCTACTGCTACACGTCTATCAACTTTCGCATCAGTATCCATCAGTTGAAGGTAATCTATAAAAATAACTTGTTGCCCGTCTGAATGTCTCATTGCTTGTGCTCGGATATCTTGCGGTGTGATATTACTTTTGTCAGAAATATCAATACCTAATTTCATGATTTTATCCATTGCATTCGTTAACTTCGTTAAGTCATCCGGCGTTAAGTTCCTGATTTCTTTTATCTTGGTTAACTCAATACCAGTAATTGTTGATAACATGCGTTTCAATACTGATGTGCCAGTTGTTTCAAGACTAAAGAAAGATGTTTTATATCCATTTCGTGCTATGTTCAACATCATGTTTAATGCAAAGCCTGTTTTACCCACTGAGGGACGTGCTGCGATGACGATTAATTGCGACGGCTCCAATCCCCCTATTTTGTAATCCATGAGCTTATAACCCGTCTTAATTTGCTTCTTAGGGCTATCGCTGTATAACTCTTCGACAAACTCCTCAACAAACTTCTTGGTTCCATCTTCTTTTTTGTTAGTAATTGTTTTTAAATCCTTGAGTTCATCAATCAAGTTGTTAAAGTTTTGATTCGTAGGTTGTTGTTTAAACTCAGTGACCAATTCGTTTGCTTTGTTGAGCTGAAAACTTTCTAATAATTCTTGCTGGTAACGTTCAAAGAAGCCGTATCCAATGAAATCCGAGTTGTAAAGTTTAGTTATAGTATCTGCATCTAAAAACTCTTTATCTTTAGTTGCTTTTAAATAGATTTCTTGATGATCTATCTTTCCGGCGTCCATTACATAATTAAAAAAGGTTTTAAACTTTTCATTCGTAAACATATAATCTTTAACTCTTATCTTTTCTAGTACGTCCGGTTGTTTAAGTAGCGTAGCGATTATTGTGCTTTCAATTTCGAATTGCCCATAATTCATTCGTTATCGCCCCCAAATTCTGCCAACTTATTCATGAAGTTATCTAGCGCTATTTTTCTTTGTCTGACATATTCGGGGTCATTCTGCATTTTCCATTGGTGTTTAGCGGTTTCGTTGTCTACCGGCTCGATAGATACTTTTTTAGGTTCCTTACGCATAATTGCTGGTAAGTTAGGCGGGTACGGGTTGTTACTGTTGATATATCCATCTACCGCTTTTACAGTTGGTTGATAATCTCCGTTTTGACTTAATACATCAATCCACATTTCTAACTTCGGCTTATCAAAATCGATGTTGTATACGTACCTAACTTTTTTAATGATTTCTAATGCTTGTGTTTTGCTCATCGGCATTAGTTATCACTCAATTCTTTTTCCATTTGTGCAATGACATCATCAGTATTTTCTTTTTTAGTGTTACGAGGTTTCAATTTGTTTTCAGCACTTTCTTTATCTGAAACGCCTTCTTTATTCCAGTTCTTTAATACAGTTAATAGATAATTTAGACCTTTGTTATTTCCTTTACAGTAATCTGTAGCAACTTTTACTATTTCGAACTGATCTTGCTTAAATGATTTAATTTCGTGTTCTAACTGTTCTGCTTTTAAAGGGTTTTGTATAATCTCTAAATTGGTACTAATATACTTAAATGACTTTGAGACGTCGTCTGTCTCTCTATGTTTGTTAGTCTCTGTGTAGTCTATGGTATTGGTCGTATCATTTTGATACACTCCATCGTCTCTTTTTGATACACTCGTCGTATCATTTTGATACGATGGTCGTATCATACCTTCAATAGTTTGATAATTAATGGTGTACCACTTCGTCTTATCAAATTTAGCTTTGTTATAATTGCCTATGAGCAACAAGTTTTGTTTTTCAAGACTGTATATTGTTCTTTTTATAGTAATCAAAGACCAAAACGGAAATTGCTTTTGCCATTCTGGATAAGAATTGAATATCCAAGTTTTACCATCGTACTTATGTTTTGAGTTGTTTAACCAATAATGTATTTGTTGTAATACTATTGCTTCGTTTAACCCTATTAATTCAGCTAATTTCGGCAAAACTTGTATCGGATAGTCATCTATTAGTAACTTATTCATTTTTCTCTCCTTTCAACATTTTGTTGAGCCTCTCATCAACTTTTATCCACGAGTCATGCAAGTAGTATTTGTCATCAAAGGACTTAACACCCATCTGATGTTGCTCGTTGTGATGTTCGCGACATAACGCTAATACATGTTTGTCATAGTGATTCATCTTGTTTCTGTTCATGCCTCTGCCGACTGCTTCATAATGTGCTAGGTCTGCGTGAGGTTTTTGGCATATAATGCAATGACGATTAACTGTCGACCAGTATAAGTACGCTTTGTCTTGTTTAAGTAAGTCGCTTGTTTTGTAGCTAAGGGGTATGTCATTGTGAAACGTCCAGTCAAGCGTTACTTCGATGATTTGGCTTGCTTGTGTTCTTGTACAATTACTTAGTGAAATACGTTCATCATAGCCGTAGTACGTTCTTACATACTCGATGAACATATGTCGCATATAGTCCATTGGTTGACCGATATGTTCTTCTATATCTTTGACAAGCGCAAATATTTTTCGTCGTTGCTTGCCGGTAATTTGAAACGGATCTATAACGTTTACATCTACTTCTACATCAAACCCGTTATCAAGTAGTAATGTTTCTTTATTGCCTAACTCGACACCCGAGATGACAACAGTTGTTGTACCGTCAACTTGAGTGATATAACTAGTAATTATTGGCATCTAATCATTCCAATCAGAACGGGAGGTCTGAAAAATCTTCTTCAGTATTGTCAAACGGATTATTACCAGTTTGAGCTTGTCCTTGTTGTTGATAATTGTCATTTTGTTGTTGGTTGCTATTCTTCGGTTCTAAGAATTGAACACTGTCCGCTACTACTTCTGTAACAAACACACGTTGCCCGACTTTGTTTTCATAACTGCGTGATTGTAAACGTCCATCAACGCCAGCCAATGACCCTTTGGATAAATAATTATTTACATTTTCTGCTTGTTTTCTAAAAGTTACACAGTTAATAAAGTCTGCCTCACGTTCTCCTTGAGCGTTAGTAAATGTTCTGTTAACTGCGATAGTGAAAGTGGTAACACTCACACCATTTGGCGCTGTTCTATATTCTGGATCTTTTGTTAAGCGTCCTACTAATACTGTTCTGTTTAACATTATTGTTTTCCTCCGGTAATTGTTTTTGCGTTGTTTCGTAATTTTTGAATAGCTTCTGCTGCTTGTTTTTCTGTTAATTTATAGTTGTTTATGTCAAATTTTTGTTCTACTATATTTTGCGGCGCTTCTTTATCTGTGCCCTTAATCAAGTTAGTGAAATCTATAACTTCTTTCCTTAAAACACTTATAGTTTCGCTACTTGCCCATTGCGTTCTAGTTTGTTGTTTTGGATTATTATTTTTTCCACTTGCTTCATTTCCATCATCGTCTTGGTCACTAGTAATACCGAAAATCGCAGATAGCGAATAACGTTTAAGGTAGCTGATTAACGAGCCTGCGCCTTGTGGCGTATTCTTTTCTGCATTCATAAATACAGGATCATACTCGATATATTCACCGCTTTCATGCATAAGCATTGTAGCGACTCCTACGCGTCCGTCTACATCGTTCAAAGCCCATTGAGTATAAGACAGTCCATGAGGTGTTGCCGCCTCGTCAATGGCTTCTACTACGTTCTCAAGAGGTACGTATTTTGATTTGAAAAATGGATTATTTTTATCTTTGAGCGGTTGTTTTACTTCTTTACGAAACGCAACCATAGCTTTATTTATTTCAACAACTGTTTCCGATTTATTCATCACTTAATCACCAGACTTTCTGTTACCTTTAATTCAACGCCAGGAATATCTTTGCCAGCTTTTAAATCATCGATTAGTTGCTTAGAATTAAGTTTTGGCGCTTGTGATAGCCAATAATCATTTGGAATAAGTTTTTCATCGATAATATTTTTACTAGCCCCGTTTTTGCGCTTGTAAATATGATTAGTAGCTGTGCGGTAACTATCTACTTCCTGTGTTTCTAACATCTCTTTTAAGTAATCTTTTAATCGATCAGTTAAATTTTGTTTTTGTTTTTTTAAATTTTGAAGTCGCTTAATCTCTTTATCTATGACATCTATGTCACCTAATGTTTCACGTCTCCAATTGACGATGTTATCTACTTTGACATTCATTTCTGCTTGGATAGAATCTAATGTGTCTTTTAATAATGTTGGATCTAATTCATCTTGATTAGCCAACTCTTTAAATGATTCTGATAGCTCATATAGATTAGCCATTAGTTAACCCCTCCTACCATTTCATGACTAAGTTAATTAGTCTGTCCTGTTCGTCTGTATTCTCTTCAATCCATTCATCTATTGCTTGGTTGAATAAGTCTGATGCCATATCTAAGTCATTCTCATCTACGACATAAGCATGTTTAATTGGTACATTGTTCATATCTTTAACTTGTATTGATATGCCCATATGACCTTTTAAAATGAATAGCTTAAAATCGAATCCATTAACATGGATATTTTTGCGTATGATATTGCCTATTTCGTAATACATCTTGACTTCCTCCGTATTTCGTTTTATATTGAAAACATATTTTTTATTTCTTTATTAGATATGTTTGACACTGTTACTCATTGCTCTGAGTAGCAGTTTTTTTATTCTTCATAAAAGTATTCTTTATAGAATATGAATGTTGCGATACTTGCGAATCCCGCAATTGACCATGCTGTAGTGAAGTACAGAAACGGCATAAGTACAATCGCTAAGACCGTGAAGCACAGTACTGCTATTAAGTAGCTTTTATATGTGTCGCTCATTTTCTTTTTTCAACTCCTCCATTATTCTCTGGTCTGATAAGTCGTGATAAGGGAATTTTTTTCTAGCTAATTGGACGGGTATTTTGCCTCGTATCGCAATGTATCCTTCGTCTTCAAGCTCTTTATTCAGCTCTCTTATTATTTGTCCTGCTTTGGATTTAGGAACAGATAAAATTACCGCAAGTTCTTTAGCTTGCAAACTATTTTTTATCATATCTATTCCTCCTTTTTATTTTTGTGTTGTGTATAATTTAGTTATCTCCTAGTGAAAGGAGGTGGATAATATGTCATATAGTGAATATGAACAGCTTTACTATAAAATTGTTAATGAAGCTGATGAACTATACGGTGGTCAAAGTGAACACTTCAAGAAGAACCTTCAAAAACTTACAGAGAATGCTGATGAAGGTGTTTCCAGTGAAAAGATTTACTCTACCGCTTTACATGAATCACTTGAGTACCAACGAAACTTCATCTTCTTAGAATTAGGTAAGGTTCTCTTTAGTAAAGTCGGAAAACGCCTTAAGTAGTTTTATTCCTGAATCAGGATCACTGTGTCGCTCAATCGTTTCTGCTGTAGACTCTTTACTAAAATCATTCCGATTGATTACAGGCTTTCTCGTATTTCGTTCAATCTTCCAAACCTTCCACGTCACAACTGCCATTGTGATGAGGAGGGTTGTTTTATATAGTGTGTTCATTGATAATTTCTCCTATTAAGATGTTTGTTTTTCTCCTAAAAACTTGTTAACAAAGTATTGTTGTCCTTTGCCTGTTACTTTTGGCGTCTTACTAATTGATGTGTGACCGTCCGAATGTGTGATTGATGTTTCTTTAATTTCGAATAACTCACGTTCCATTGAATACTGTGTAGGCATGTTATAATCCACACCCTTGCGTTTAATAAGGAATCCGTTTTGACGTAACCACTCAAACAATCTGCGTTGCCCGATGTTTACACCGTTTTGTTTAATGATCTTCGCTAATTCTCCAACTAAAATCGATGTCTTAGTAGTAGCTACTGCGTCCGCAAATACAATCTTTGGTTTATCACGTTCAATCTTTGTTTCTAATTGATTGATTGTGTTGTTAGCAATTTTTAAAGCACGTTGCATAATCATTTCTGGGCTATTCCAAGCTTTTTCAACTTGAATGAAATACTCTCTAAAATCAAAACCCTTTTCTGTACCTGACATCATCGCAACATGTTTAGCTACATCAAGTGTTAAAGCATAATCTTCTAGTTGTCTTACAGCTCCGTTATTAACAACCGTACTTGTAAGTACACTTGTAAAATCCCTATTTTCTTTGAAGTGCTTCAAGTTAATTTCTGCCCAAGCGCTAAAACGCTTTTTAACTTCCAAAGCTTTATATAACTCTCTTGCACTTATTGCGATTTCTCCATTTTCTTTTTCTTGTATGTTGAACATTTGGCCGATGTTCGATTTTGTTTGTAGTGCTTGCATTTTATTTCTCCTTTACATTAGCGATATCAACTTGTAGTGCATCGCATATTTTTTTTACTGTGAGGAAACCGGGGTTTTTAACCTCTGTTTCGATAGATCGAATTGTCGAGTTTTGTAATTCCGTTAGCTTCGCTAGTTGATAGCGTGTTATCCCCTTTTCTTCTCTCAATTCTTTTAAGTTCAGCATCTTACCACTCCTTATTGTCCATAACGATATTTCGTTATATAATTAATCCAACCCCACTACACTGGGAGGTGATTTCCTTGCTTATGCGAGGTTTTAAATCATCCTGTGGTTTTATAGGTTAGTAAGTCTAAATTAGAACATCGTTTGTTGTGTTCCACAGTCAACCAAGAGACGTTAACTAGGGTATGCGTACTAGAAGGTAGTAACTTTTAGGACGCTAGACTTTGATGGAAAACCTAAGCACCATACAGGGCTGGGGACGATACCAGCAAAAATTGTGCTGTTAGTCGTAGTGATTAGAACCAAACAAAATTTCCGTAACACATACCTTCTACGACAAGGTGTGTGTTTTTTTATTGGAAACAAAATGTTTGTAATGCTTGCATAATATTTATGCTCCTTTCGTGTATAATGTTGTTATCAAATATTTAAGGTGGTTATTCTTATGGAATTCATACAATCTACTTTGTTTTCAAACGTTGTAGCTTTTCTAGCTTTAGGTCTATCTGCATACTCAATTTTTTATACTCGTTCTCAAAATAAGTTCAGTTTTGTTATTAGCGATCTTAATTTCTACTATGAAAATAATTTTGTAGAATTAAATTTTGTCGTCGCTAATGACTCGTCTAGAACTCATACTTTAGAAGAATTAATATTTTTAGATAAAAACAAAAATGTTTTAACACCTATTAACGTAGTATTGGAATCTGATGAATATTCATCTCTCGGTATATATAATCCAAGTTATTTGCATGCTCCAATCGATAAACAATTAGATAAACCAGAAGTTATGATTGCTAATTCGTCATCAGAGTTTTTATATAAATTCGAATTAGAACCTGCGTTTATAAAGATTGTTTCTAATCAACGAATAAACAAACTTAAAAAGTATAAGTTAATCTCTACCGATTCTTACGAGCATAATTAATATCGCTAAATTCATGAAAAAGTGAATTGCTAGTAGTGTGTTGGTCAGCATCATTTTGTATCTTCCTTTCGTGATTTTTGAATAACTTTTATTTCAAAGTTATTTATCTTCTCCAAGTTTTCTTCAACTGCCTCGACAGCTTTTAAGGTTGATTCAATCAACTTTTTGAGTTCGTCGAGGTTTGTTGCTTCGATGTTTTTTATTTGCAATCCTTCCATTTGTAGTTCCTCCTATTAAATTGTTTGTTTTTCTTCGACTAAAACGTATTTAAAATACGATTCATCTTTTAAAAAAATAATCTCATCAATAGAGATATCTAATGTCTTAGCAATTCTAAAAGCATCTCTAGGTTTAATCATTTCTGGGTTGTTTTCCCAAATGTTATAAGTAGACGGCGAAATGCCAAGTTTTTCTGCGAAAGATGACTGGGTGTAACCTTTTCGTTTTCGCCATTCATCTAATTTCAAACTATGTTTGATGTAGTTCATTTTTTTTGCCTCCTTGTTAAGTTCTGACTAAAGTATATCGTAATTAAAATACGATTGCAAGTGTTTTTCGTAATTATTTTTAAAATTTACGTATTTTTATTTTGTTAAATCGTATTTTAAGGGTTGCAATTACGATTTTTCATAGTATAATAAAAGTGTAAAAAACATTATATATAAGGAAGGAAAACAAAATGGCTTTCAAAAATTCCATAAAAGAAATCAGATTGAACAATAGATTGTCTAAAGTTGAGATGGCTAGAAAATTAGATGTTTCCGAAGGTACTATAAGAATGTGGGAAAGTGGAAGAACTGAACCTAGAATGGGTATGGTCGAAAAAATTTCAAGTTTGTTCAATGTTTCTAAAGGTTATCTCTTAGGAGAAATTGAAGAAATTGTTTTACCAGAATTTGATAGCGAAATCGAGGTTCCGTATTTCGGTAAAGTTTCTGCTGGAAATTTCGAGGAAGTTGCAATTGATAACGAAAAATTAAAAGTTCCACTATTTGCTTTTAACGGTCGTAAACCTAGCGAATGTATAGCACTAAAAATAAATGGTGATAGTATGAATAAAATACTCGCTAACGGTTCTTATATAATTGTTCATGATTATAGAAAGTCTTGTGATCATAAACTTAACAGCAATGACATCCTTGTATTACGTCTAGGTGGTGAATATACAGTTAAGCGTGTAAGACGTACTGAAACAAAACTACATTTAGACCCAGTAAGCTATTCAGATGAATTTAAAACTAATTCTTACGATTTAGATTCTATTGATGAAATCGAAGTAATAGGCAAAGTTATTTATAACTATCGAATTTTTGATTAACAGCGCCTATGTGGCGTGAGGAGGATGAGGGATGGAAGAGAAACAATACTTATGGAGATATAACGATATAGAAAAAAGAATGAATGAACTTCACAAAAAATATAAAGAATTAGTGGATATATTTTTTGGTGATGTAATAGATAAAAATACTGGATACTTCCCCTTTTATTCCGGTATAAAATATAGCTACGCAGATTTGAATATCAGTTTTTACAGAGGTTTAATTTATATTCACGGTGGGTCAGAAGGCATGCAAGCGAAAAAAATAAATATTTCTGTAGATGATGTTTTAAAAAGAACAGAAAGATCTTTCGAGAAGTTAAGTGAATATATAAAAAGTACTTTCATTTTCGAAAAAGTCATACATGATTTTCAAATGTTTAACTTGAGCGATTTAGCTAGTATATACAACGACGATGCAATTGCGCATTATTATTTTGAAACTCATTCTGACTTATATTTATCAGATAAATCTACAAAAATTTATCGAACACCTAATTCTTTGTTAGAAAACGCAAATGATTTACCGGCTTCTTTAAGAAAATACACTCAATTATTAGAAACAGTTAATGACAAGGATTTTGAAACCCATATAGTTGAAGCTTATGATTGCTTTATGTCTGAAAAAAGGCTAGCTACATCACTACTTTTAGGTAGAGCGCTAGAACTAATGTGTAGGCTGATATTGAACAAGTTTGATAAAGATATAATTAAACAAACACCTGATTACAAGAGGAATATAAGAACATTTTTAAACGAAATGGAAAACAACGATTTAATAGAAGAACATTTAAAACATTCAGTCAAAGCTGCTATTGAACACAGAAACTCTATTATGCATGGTATTAAAATCGAAGAGTACAATTCGATAATTCAAACATTATTTGACGAAATAGCTAAGCTGTCTAATGTATATAAGTCTCTTAATAAACAGTAAGCAAAATCGGATTCTTCATTACATACCGAATATTCATCATAAACACTGACTGCATCTTCTAAGACATTTTTTAAAATTCTAATGTCTTCATTCGTTAAAACTAATTCATTGAAATTATGATTGTTTTTAAATGTCATAACATCACCTACTTTTTATTTTATTATATCACATTTAGTACCTAGTACTAAATTTCGGGTAGCCCGCCTACCCTTATTATTTTTTGCCAATTTTGAGGAGGGAGAAGCAAAATGCCAGTATATAAGGATGATAATACAGGTAAATGGTATTTTTCCATTAGATATAAAGATGTATACGGCAATAACAAACGTAAGATGCAACGCGGTTTTTCAACTAAGCGTGAAGCTAAGAGTGCAGAGGCTATTTTTTTGAATGATGTAAACGAAGGATATAGCGATTCAAAAACATTTGATTATGTTTTTCATCACTATTTAGAAAATAGCGATTTGAGACCTAAAACAAAACGACGCAAACAAAATGAATACCATAAACACTTTAAAGCTAAGTTCGGGCACATAAAAATGAATAAGATAACGCAAAATCAATGCCAAGAGTTTCGTAAATATCTAATAGAGAATGTAGCGTCAACAAATTCTGCTCGTACAATTTGGTCAGGTTTTAAAGTTGTAATTAATTATGCCAAAAAATACTTTGGATTACGTACAGATCCAACAATATCAATTAAACCTATTCCGCGTGTAAAGCCAAAACCTAAGTTTATGATGCGTGAAGAATTTGAAGAAAGAATCAAAGACATTGAAGAGCAAGATTACAGAGAGTTATTTACATTAATGTTTTATACAGGTTTAAGGATTGGCGAAGCTATGGCGCTTGTTTGGACAGACTACAATAAATACAAAAAAGAGATATCCATAAATAAAACAATGGACATCTCTAATAGAACTATATATCCGAGACCAAAAACAGATAGTTCAGAGGATATTGTTCCTTTACCTAAATTCATCAATACAATGTTAACTGAACGACACCAACGTGAAAAAGAGTTAAATAAATATTTTGATGAACGTAGTTATTTTATTTTCGGAGGAATGGCTCCCAAACATTACAGTCATGTTCAAAAGAAATTCCAAAAAGCTTTCCCCCATTATAACATTCACGCGTTAAGACATTCTTATGCATCTTATCTTGCAAATAATGGTGTAGATATTTTCGTTTTACAGTCACTCATGAGACATGCTCAAATCACTGAAACGATGGGCACTTACAGCCATTTATATACTCAGAAAAAACACGATGCAATAGCCATTTTTGACAAGTAA